CCAGTGATCGTTTGGGTAACAGTCTTACGTATTCTTGCTACGCCTGTGATCGTTTGGGTAACAGTCTTACGTATTCTCGCTACGCCTGTGATCGTTTGGGTAACAGTCTTACGTATTCTTGCTACGCCTACGATCGTTTTAGTAACGGTCTTACGTATTCTTGCTACGCCTGTGATCGTTTGGGTAACAGTCTTACGTATTCTCGCAACACCGGTAATCGTTTGGGTAACAGTCTTACGTATTCTTGCTACGCCTGTGATCGTCTGCTGGTTAGCATTTTTCCTGATGTCGGCTTTACCAGTGATCGTTTGAGTAGTATGTCCAGATGGTGGTGTAGTACCTGCTGTAGGAACTTCGAGTTGTGCCCAAGAAACTTCAACGCGTGGGCGGCGAATCGAAGCTTTACCGGAGAGCGTTTGGGTAACGGTCTTACGTATTCTTGCTACGCCTGTGATCGTCTGCTGGTTAGCATTTTTCCTGATGTCGGCTTTACCAGTGATCGTTTGGGTAACAGTCTTACGTATTCTTGCTACGCCTGTGATCGTTTGGGTAACAGTCTTACGTATTCTTGCTACGCCTGTGATCGTTTGGGTAACAGTCTTACGTATTCTCGCTACGCCTGTGATCGTTTGGGTACGTGTAACATTGCCACCAGCATCGATGAGGGGAATGTTGTACTTTTGTCCGGGAGATCGAAGCGATATGTTATAATTAGCCATTGTATTGACTTAGTTAGGAACCATATGCAGTGCCTATGTCAGATCTACCAAGATGGGTGCCATCTTGATATGCTTGTGCAAAATAATTTATTGTGTTATCTGGAACAACTAATGAAAATAATCCACTAACAGAAGTTCCAATATTTACTATTTGTCCATCACTATCTTGATGTACACCTACATTAATGCCCGTACCATTTCCCGTATATCCCGTTAGTATTCCGGATACAATAAATGGAGTAGTATAATACGTAACCCATAAATTACACGAAAAAAATCCAGCCGTGGCCGTTTCAAGCCGATATTTTCGTGCTGTTTCAATATTTAGTTCATTTTGATTAAGCCATCCATAACGATTAAAAGATTCAAAAGCGGCGAATGTAAATCGTGTAGAAGAAAGTTCCCCATCATTTTGGTAGAAATGAGTATCCGTCAATTGCCAACCTTCTCCTTGAAACTCTCCTGTTAGTCGCTGTGCTTTCCAAATAATCCCATTTGTTGCAGCTCCAAATCTAAACCACATATCATAAAAAGTACCATTCAATACATAATTAGTTTCCGGAATATTCGGAGTTCGTTGATTGGTAGTCGCTATCTCTGTCATAGATGTTCCAGCACCCCCGGTAATCTGGTTCGTAATAAACCACGACGTGGTATGGTTGTGTGCTCCCTCACCAGCTGTCATCTTATCGCTTGTATAATTAATAATGACATAACTTCCAGACATATCCGATATTGTTGAGGCGGCGCTCGTATAGATTTTGACATGTACATAATTTGTTCCGCGATTCCATGCCATACCATTACTATGATCTATTCTATGTACAACAGCATGTCCTCCTGAATTCACAAGTGCCGTAAGAGTGTATGCACGAGTAGATTGTTCGGCAGTATTGTGGCCGGATGCCAGTACATTAAAAGTAGCTCCATTCGATGATTGAGGGAACATAACAATTGCTGAGTTTAATCCAGAAATAATTCCTGGCTCCTCAATTAAAAATGTTTTCATCAAATGATTTCGATCTGCCGCTGTTGTGCTTCCTACCCACCCAGGATTTGCGTCGATACCGAGAAGCATAGAATTTATTATGCGCGCACTCGAAGCATCATAAGTGTATGTAACATAGATCACTCCCCCGTAGGTATCGAATCTGTTAGTAAGCGTACTACGAAATTTAAATGCGTGTGCAGCATTAGTTGCGGGAAATGTACCATCATCTACAGTACCAGATAAAGCAGTGATATATCTGGTAACCCACGTATCCCAATACATGGTTCCAGTGTTCAATGACTGTACAATTTGTCCTCTTGGAATTTCTGTGGCAGAATCAATTTGTATAACACCGCTGAAATGTGTTGCGGCTGCGCCTGCATCATTTCCAAAGGTCTCTACCCATAAATTTTTTATCACCTTATTATTTTCTGGAAGAAATGTATCGAGCAGAGGCCATTGGTTGGCAGGTGCGTTATTAACTCCCGCAGTAGTACCTATTTCAACCTGTGCCGTGGTAAGGAGGGCATGATGGCTTTGCATAGGGATGCGAACGGTCTTAACTAAAGTAGAAGCTGCATCATCATATTCATAGGTTATAATCAGTTTTATACAAATCGATGTTGCAGCAGAAATGGATGCCGTGGATAAAGCAAATGATGCAACGCAACTTTGTGTGGTTTCCGTACCAAAATTGGATACAAAGTATGCGGTTACATCATGCAGTAATTTTGAACACTCATGATCGCTGGTATTAGTTAACGCAGTAGGAGTATAATCTGTATCAGTTGGAGCCAAATTATTCAGCTTGATCCCAATTCTCCAACCACTAACATTCACTGCTGCACTAAAAGCATCCCTCCAACTTATTTCTAAATGAACAGAACGAAAAGTTCGGCTCGCAGTTTCTGGAATTGTTAGTTGGATATTTGCGGTATCAAATCTTCCTGAAGTAGCTAAAGTAGTATTCGTTGGAAGAAATGGAGTGAACCTTTGTGGAAAGGCGTATTCAACTGTTTTTGTTCTTAGTGCCATAATTTTATCCTTAGTTTGCTGTAAATCGTAATCGTAAATTTGTATAATCTGTTATGGAATCTGCTTCTGCATTAGATAATGCAAAGCCTCCATATTGAAATCCTGAAGCTACACTTGCATGCGTATAGGAAGATATTAAACTTCCACCTTGATATAATCCAACAGTTACACTGGACTGTCCAGAAACTGGGTAATCACGAAATCTATATGAAACTATATGTCCGCTCGGAGTAATTGGATCCACGAGCCCGCTTAGTAATACCTCACAATAGGTATTGTTTGGAGAATATGGACTATAGATATAGTCTGAATCGTCATATATTATTTCATCGATCATCGGATACAGCAATCCTGAAACACTTGGATTCCATAATCCCGAAGCAACATCTGCAACAGCATATGAGAATTGCCCATCATGCGGAAACGTTACAACAAACCACCCAACATTGGCAATACCCGATGCTACCGCTCTTGTTAACGTAAGTTGAGATGTTTTCAAATCCATGTCTACCCATCCACCATATCCAGGATTATCGTCTCCTGCTGCTGAGACTTCTCCCCCCTGCGAATAAATACCGCCTCCTAATGCCAATGAAGCGTTCAGTGGAACCGGTCTTTGTAAAGTTACTGTGTTTACGGTATCAGCCAAATCAAAAAAGGCGTTGTTATGTTGCACATAAGTGGCATCACTATGAGTTATCAAGAAAAATTTAATAATAACAGATGTTGGTGTTCCTCCAACATGATGTCGTGAGAAGGTGAGGGTGGTAGAATTCGTTATCATTCCACGAATCATCTTCTGTCCTATATCTGTAGCGCCACCAACATTCCCATCATGTGAAAAAATTAACCATGATTTAGAAGTATCCACAGAATTAACTGTTGCCGTAGTACTAAGTTGTGCGGTACTTAGAATTACCTGCCCTGTTTGAACGGTGAAGGTAGGACCTATAGTAGATTCTACAACTTGCCATTCTACAACCGAGGTATTGGCCGGACTATTTCGTGACTGGAACAGAAGCCCACTGGTTGAGATGATTTCAACAGTATACAGATCATCGTCGTTATAAGATGTTCCAGCATCTCGAGAAGTAAAATAACAATATGCATTAGCAACGGTAATTCCGGATGGAAGGTATACATTCATTCCAGATGCAACTCCATCCCAAGTAGTGGAGCCGCGCTGTACTCTCACACCTTCTAAATATTCTATCACCGCCCACCGTACCGTGGTGGCAGGAGAAGCGGCGGCAGTAATGCGTGCAAAAGTTAATAAGCCACTATTTGTAATTTGTCCAGAAACCATTCCAAATCCTGGGGACGCGTCACCCAAACTTTTTGAAATGAATAGCACCGATTTTGAAGTATTCACTGGAACAATAGCCTGTGTTTGCGATGCACTTCCAGCACCGATTGTAGTTGTTCCTCTTAATACATTTTTGGCAAGTGCTGGAGGAATAACATCAAGAGTAACATCATCAAAACGTGCATTTGTTGTGGTATCACTTTCAGTACGAATCCATAGTGAACCAGAAGGATTATGAAAAGCCGTGTCTGTTCCAGATGCTACGGGTGCGTTATTTTTAAGAAATACTAATGTTCCATTAGTATAGGAATGACAACGTACCTTATCTCCTACAGCCATAGAAACACTGGACACATCCGCAATATTGGTGAAAACCGGTGTTGACCATCCACCCGAAACAAGTTTATCTATGCGCCACCGGGTTAATCCACTTGTACCATTACGATCAATCCTAAATCTATACCCACTACCAGTAAATGCTGCACTGTTGGTAGCTCCATCGGGATTCATCTTCAACCATATCTCAAGTAACATCTGATCGCCTGAAAAAGCAGATTGGAACTGTGTTACTGTTATTCCGACCTGAAGATTGCCACCCCATATATTGGCATTCCAAACTGTTCCGGTACTTGATCCTTGTGTGGCAGTATAATTCTCTTCAATACCGCTCCCAACGATCCTAAAGTCATTATTATCTTGTTGTAATTTTGACCAATTACCACGCATCGGATCTACAGACGCACGATTAAAATCATCGAGAATAGTTCCATTAGCTATAGCTGGAGCATTGACAAATACCTGTGTTTTGAAATTGTCCCATTTTCTTGCAGTTCCTGCTTGCGATGAACTAAATGCTACATAGCCATTTCTATCTTTATAAGTGGTGTCCGTGGTTTGTATTATCTGTCGCCCATTGACATATGCCGTCAATGTTCCCGCAGCGTCATTATCGAATATACCCCATAGCTCATCCCCTTTTTTAAAATTAACATCATTGTCTGGACTGCCTAAGGCTGTAGAGGTTCCTCCACCCTCTCTAAAAAATTGTAATGCCCATCCAGGAGTCCACCATTTATGTTCAAGAAAATAACCAATTGCATTTGGATTGACGTCATCATATTTAGTCTTTAATCTCATCTGCCAATTATTATTATCTGAGTCGAGAGTATAATTTCTTATCGCTACTTGTACCTGCCCACTATATGTTACATTAGTATAGGTGCTTCCCCCAGTATCAGCGGCTTGTGCTTGGATGGATTGGTCTACGATCCTCATTCCCTTACTACCAGCTTGAGAATTTATCCACCCACTTGCTAATGGAGATTCATCGGGGCGATCAAACCTATTATTTGGGATCATGGTAAGATCAAGATCGGGATTAATGTACTCAGTGAGTAGCCCAATAAAATCACAGCATAAATTTCCAGCGCTTGCTGAGGTATATGCCGCCCGTGCCCTAACAATTGGAGAATATTGTGTGCCGCTAATAGAAGGTGAATATATTGGATCACCAAATACCGTATGCCAATTATTTATTTCTCCACTATGAGTAACCCCAGGAAGGGCATATAAAGTAGACATTGAACCGACAGGGTTATTTAAAATCTGTACCCCACCAGAAATAGTTACGTCAGATCCATGATTACCAAAACGAGCCATCGGTTGTACTAATAAAATCGTATCAGTAGAATATATCGGGGCCGTTGTATACGCTGCTATATTTGTATCATAATCTTGTACGATACCGCTGTAAGTGGATTTAATATTCGATGTGGCTGTTTCGGAAGCCGCTAATGCACCTAAAGGCGGTGTATTATTTACAGCGTCCCACAAGTTCGTAGTGCCCCCCGCACCTGTCGTCCAATTCATTCGCTTACTATCACTTATAGGAAGAAGTAATGCTATTCTTCCACGCGGATTAGGATAAGAGTTTTCACTTCCTCCCGTATCATCATTAACAGCCCAGCTATCCCATCGTAAAGAAGGATTGCTTCCAGTATTCCACCAACCTCCGAAAAGATATGCATACTGTAATGTTGAAGTTGTAAGATTTGTAGTATCAGTACCTGTTTCCAGAAGAATGGTTCCAGATATATCGTAGAGTTTATACTCTACAATTGAAGAAGCTCCAGCATGATACGATTGTAGCTCAAGAACATACCAAGTATTTTTAGCACACTTATATGTTCCTGTCATTCTAAATGTTTGCGCCGGACCGGTATCAAGATTTAAAAATCCATTAGAATCCCAGTACACAACATCGGCCCCACCATTAGAAGGAGCGAATCCCATCCCCTGTACCTTCGCATCACTAAATCCATATATATATACCGCAGCTCGTTGATAGCCTCGATTCCACGTCGATATTACTGGAAGTTGTACTGCTGGGGGTGGACTCATATATTGTGCTCCACGTGATTCCCATGCATAGCTACTTGTTCTATGAGTCTCACCAGAATTTATTAATCCCGATACCGCCCAAGTTGGAGTGAAACATTCTTCCACACTACTGGGAAACGTGCTACTCCCAAGTTGAGCGGAATCAAATGATATGGTGTACTTACGCGCCATAGCCAAGACTCCTTGGTTTCATGCGATTAAATTCATCCACGATACCGTCGATAGTAGCATGCGCACCCCATATCTCCGTGTTATCAATCGTTATAGTTTTTGTCACATCATCATAAGATTTACGGCATACTCCACGGTTGATACCATGAAAAATTTCTCTTAGTGTGCGATTCGCAAGATCAAAAGTATCAATTTCAGTTTGATCAAATCCCAAATTTAAAAGCCAACCATTCAAAGTTGTTACTTGTCCCGCGGTAAGAAAATCAGTGAGTCGTTTTTGAGGAAATGTTTTTACATTCATTCTTGTATCATTTGCAATTGTTGTAAGTGTGGCTGGTTGACCTTCAACCAAACAAAGACACCAACCATTATATATTTCGCCCCAACCATAACAACCGTGTTCTGCTAAAAGTACTTCGGTCCAATCTTGCAGACAATTGTATAGTATATTTCGGGTAGTATCTATAATTCCTGAGGAGTAGGCATTGCCTAATCTGTCTATGGTAGGGAATTGAACCAGACGGGTTAATGCCCATCGTTGTATATTTGTTCCGTAGGGTGCTAAAGAGATACTCATATTTTTTATTTTTTATATAATGAAAAAAGCGAGACATAGAGTTTATGCCTCGCTTCTTTGCATTGGATTGCTCTATGTGCAGCTATGGAATTAGCTTATTATTAATGTGTGTTGTACGTTCTTGCCTTCTTTATCATTTCCTTGCCAGCCAACATGAAAGGCAATGGTATGACTTTGTTCGACTCCATCGAGTTGGCCAAAATGGTGAAGATGCCTGCGGAAATAAATGAGCCTACGATTTGTAACTTCTACATCTGTAAGTTTAAAAGGAATCTCGTTTATTTCAAAGTGGCCATCTAATAAATCTACAAAATAAGAATGATCTTCGATATCTTGAAGAATAAACCCTATAAGTTTATCGTGAGCAACATCGTAATATGAGGAGCGTACTGGGTCTGTAATTGACACGTCTTCATCATTTTGTCTGTATATTGTGCCGTCTGAATATTGTGCAATAAATTTGTATTTCAACATTGTATTGTTTTGGTTATTTTGTGTGTATTGAGCAAGGACATTTAGAATTTTGGCGTTTAGCAAAGTTACAATTGTAACAAAGAACCTGGTATCCTTTAGGGTATTCATTTTTTTTCAGCCAATATACAAAGCCATTACCGCCCATTGTTACTTTATGTTTCTGGCCTATAGATTGTATGGTTCCACCCTGTCTCATTCCTAATTGTTTTCGATGTGTATTGCCATTTCCTTTTATGTGGTCTATAGAAAGAAAATAAAGTTTATCTTCGCCACAGCAAGCACACTTTGGAGTTCCTTTACTATAATGTGTTAATGCCTCCAATCGTACTTTTGCATAGCATGCTTTCTGCGTAGCATGAAATTTTTCTTTATTCTTTTTACGCCATTGTTTTGTATATTCACTTTGACGTTTTTTATATTTTAAACCATTTGCAGTTTTTAACCATTCTCGCATATATAGAGAACCATGCCAGGTCAAATCCTTATCTTCTTTTTTCCATCTTGACATTAGTATATCTCCTTTAATTAAGTGATATACTATTATACGACATTATTTTATCAAGGTCAAGTAAAATTAATTAATTCTCAATATAGGTCAGTTTTCATCATATTGCAATGTGAAGGTGGCTGTAATTGTATCCCCTGCGACTGCTGAACCTGTTGTTTGTAATTGTGTTACCATATAATTGGTATATACTGGGGCCGGACCAGTAGACGACGCTGCCTTGCCAATTGGTTGTGCATCTGTTAAACCAAAATTAATAAGCATGCCGTTACCAATACCACTGACCGCAGTCATGTCAACGGTTAATGCAGCGGTTGCCGTAGTTACTGGTTGTGTATACACTATACCGGATATATTAGGTGGACTACACTTTAGTGTAAGACCTGCCCCAAATACTCCTGCGGTATGTGCCCACAAACCATTAAGAATTTGATTAAATGCCCCAATAAATTTTCCGTACATCCATAAATCATATGAATTATTTCCCGCCGTTATTGGGAAGGAAGAGTACGCTTGTGCCGGATCGTCGACATTCTTCCAGTTACAATTTGCTATACCAGAAAAAGATGTGCGACCCGCACTGTAGTCCTGGTACCATATAAATGTTGCTGCCATAGATTATAATCTCCTTTAGTTTTATGCATAAAAACTGATATATCAGTTCTCTATATTATATGTAAATATGTATATAAAGTCAAGCCCCGTAAATAGAAAAGGCGACCATTGCTGGCCGCCTTCTATTCGATAAAGAGGTGAGTCTTACCGATTACGGCGTGAGTGTGAGTTTTGCACACGCTAGGTTGTTTAAGATACCCTGAGAGATGGTTTCATAAGCAGACCATTTGATTAGATTACGTTTCTTCTCGACCCAGAACTTCGTATCATTGAGAATGAAGAACTTACCTAAGAACTCCTGAGACGTGAATGCATAAATTGTCTTTTCAGGAACCAGATCGCCTTTATTCGTGACAATGAGTTTCTTGCCTAAAAGTGTATCGTATTTATAGCCATTTACATATTGTTCTCCGGCAACGCCCGAACCAATTGTGGTTGCAGGTAATGCTAAGAATTTATTAAAGTCGGCCAGATTCATAAGAACCATGTCTGTCTTTAACGGATTGACGCCTGTGCTTGAACCCTCTAATGTATTAAAGAGTCTCACAAACGCTGCTATTTCGATCGTTCCGGATGTGGTCACGGCGTATGTCGTGGACTTTCCAGATACTGTAATTGCCGCGTTGACGCCTGTCATAAACGCAGTGTCTTCGATTTTCTGAATATCTTTAATCGAATTACGTTCGATGACTTCTGTAACTGGCATTTCATATGCTAAAAGCTCTTCTTCGGTCTTTTGGAATTCCTCAGACGAAATATTGAAGAATTGCATTTCAGCGCGTTTCCCCTCAACGTATCGTACATCCGGGTTACCGCGAAGATTGATCATCATTGCTGACGAATCTGGTTCAATGTCGATAACTTTTACGAGCTGGTCATGGTTGACACTTCTCTGTAAATCGGCTTTCGTTACATATTGCGGGTTAATTATTTTACGTGCAAACGAAACTTCACGAAGCTTCGTACGTATAAATGCTGCCGTTTCGGCCGCTACTTTTTCATGCTCGGTATCCAGTTTCTGGACGAAGAGCTCGTTCACTGTTCGTGGATTTAGATTTTCCATTATTAGCTCTCCTTAGAATACGTAGATATCCATAGCACTAACTGTTGTTCCAAGATAATCTATATTTCTTGGGGCAACTGTGCAATAAGCGACAGGTGCTGTGGATCCAGCGACCAACTGGCCGATGGCGTTGACGTCCAGCGATGCATTGACTGTTGGACTTCCACCAAACACTGTCGTACGTGCAAAATATTTTCCAGCGAGAATGGTAACCTTGGATGTCTTTACAACATCGGGTGCCCATTGACCAACTGTTTGGTCTCTCTTTGACTCGTTGAATATTGGCCAAGCTAATTTCGTGGCGGACGGAGGAGCGACTGCACCATTGGAACCAATTGATACCCAGTACCCTTGTAGGCCTGATGTAAGAATCGTACCGGTTGCGTCGATCGACAATTCGCGTCTCGTAATTAAGCTCAGGTCGGTTAACACTGTAAACATTAAGTTATTCTCCTTCACTTAGTAAATATGAGGTTAAACTATCATAACCTTGACTATCAGTTAATTCGCTTAACTTTCCAAACCCAGAAAAGAAATTTCCCTGATATAATTCTGCTGCTTTTTCCATAACCTCTAAATCTTCTAAAGGCTGGTCCCTCAGCTCGCTGAGTTTTTTTAGTACTTCATCTGCCAGAAGAACATCGTTATCTACAAGTCTTTGAACAACTCGTTCTGCTATTTCTTCCCGAGCCAATTTTTCTCTTAACCCATGAAGCTCAACTTGTTGATTTCGTAGGACAACCGCAGCTTGTTTTAACATTTCTTTTTTAGTGTCCATAACGTTTCTCCAGCATATCTGCGATTACCGCAGCTTTCGCAAGATCATCCAGCAAAGTATCCTCTTCGGCAAAAGCTTCCAGGTACTCTGCTAGTTTCTCTACTTCTTCGTCGACAGTCTTTTCATCCTTAACCAGCACCATCAATGGGGCTGACTTTAGGGGTTCATTCAGAATATCATCGAGTTTCATAAATAATTCTCCACAGATGCCTAGTGCTGCTCATCTGTTTGGGCCATATCCTTTAAAATTGGTATAGGATTAATACCCAAATTTATAAGCTCACCTGCAAAAGATCTATAGATGACATTGTCCGCTTCTTTTTCCATGGCTGTTTCCTTATCACGTTCGATAAGAACCATAGCAAGCTTCTCGATGTTCTCGGGTGTATAGTTTAAACCATACTCCTGTTTCAGCATTGTTTCCGCCGCTTTAACATATTCTTGTAGCACTCCCCGAGTTGCATCTGCCATTTTAGTTATCTCCTCCAGAAAACATACGTCCAGCCGCTGCTCCTGCCGCGAGTCCGCCACCAGCTAACACTGCTGATTGTGCGGGGAAATGCTTCATAATGGAGGCGGTTGTTCGCAAGGTTTTACGTACCGCATCAGCACCCTTTGTAACGTTTCCAGCAATCGCAGCTGTTTTTATTTCGTCTGCAACTTTATATGCAAGCGCTTTTCCAATCTCTTCGTACTCAGCAACTTTCTGTGAGTCTTCGAGTATTTGACTATCGCGTTCCATTAAACCGCGTGTAAGACTTTCAACGTCATTGACATTAAAATCTGTACCATATTCTTCTTTAAGAAGTGTCTCTGCAGTTTCTGCATACTTGGCAAACATAGTCTGAACTTGTTCAGCTACCTCTGCAAATTCCGCTTCTTTAAGCATATCGTTGTAAACTTCGAGTAGGCGTGCCATTAGTGGTATCCTCCCTTAGTTTCCAAAGTAGTGCTGCCAAAGACGTTCCACAACATCTGCTGACGCCTGTTTTATATCTGCCGCTACTGGAGGATTCTCCATCGGCGTTGTTGCAACTGTATTCATGCTGTCAACCTGTAATTGTCCCTGTGACGTATTCTTTGCTTCTGCGCCCATTGTTGTGGCTTTAAGAACACCTACAACCTGCTGAACATTCGCTAAGTTTACATCTGAGTTGCTAACCTGAACTGCTGGATTATCTCCTTCAGCTGCTGTATTCGGAGTAACGCCTGTTGCTCCAACCGCAATTTTCTCCAGTTCACTTGCGAAAGCACGGGCCATAATACGTCCCGCCGCATCGTACTCTTCTGCTAACTTGCGAAGTTCGTCATTTTCGTTGACTTGGTTTTCAACAGGAACTTCTGTAGGTTGTTCGGAAGCCGGAGTTTCAACTGGTGAAGTTGCAACTTTTTCTAATTCGGCAATTATGTCTTGTAATGTGTTTCCCATATAAAAATATTCTCCTTAATTAAGTTGATATGTATAATATAGTTAAAAAATAGATGAATGTCAAGGGTTTGTTACACCTATGACATCATTATATAGTTCTTCGAACTTTTCCGGGCCCAGTCCATAGACCACTCGGTCTAGAGAGCCCAATTTTGCTAGATCTTGTTTTACTTTTGGCCAGAGATACGCATGTGCACCAATACCGGCCATACCGGTCATAAAAGGATGTTTACGAACCATGTCTTGAAATTTAGATATTGGTTTTCCTTGTTGTAATTTATTTTCTTGATATCCGGCATATAAATATGATGCAGGAACACCTACTAAAATGCGTTGTGCAATTGCCGGAACTTTTTTCATTTGCTGTGGTGTGGGTATCGCTGCCGCATGTTTCTCGCGATTAATTTGTTGTAACCCTTCCGTACCCAATGCTATAGCGCCAATAAATATAGGAATAAGATATGGATTTTTCATTAACATAGCATCCCATGCGTGGAAATGTGATAGATCGCTGCCTGTGGATGTCATGAGTTTTGCAAAGCCCGCATACAAACCTCCTAAGCCTACTAAAGGAAATAATGGGTTTTTACCTGGTGCATATAAAGATGGTCTCGGTCCTTTTGGTGTGCCTACAGTAGGAAGTAGCTGTGTCATTTTTGCCACTAGTCCTTGAGGCTCACTTTCTATGTCTGCCCGTTTTATTAATACTCGACGAATAATTAATGGTTTAGTAAGAGATATTTCGGGAAGATATTGTAATACTTTTGCTGCAATCTCATGATTGAATCCGTCTATTGAAACATCTATAGGAATCCGAGGTTGTTCATCCATGTCCATAAGAATAGCACCCTTATCAATAACTTGATCTGCGAGGGGTTGTCTATTCATGTTAATGAGAACTAACCTTTGGAACTCCTCTTGTTTGGGCATTATTCGTAGCCCTAAAAATGTAGAGAGAATATCTTTTAAAGAATGCTCTTCAGCGATCTTATCAATAACAGCCATCGGTATTTTCTTTTGGGAATCATAAATTAAATTTTGTGGGTCTGCCGAAAAACCTTCAATCGTTCCAGGCACTTCTTTTGTTAATGCAGATTCTTTCAAACCACTTTCTTTCAACCATTTATCTCCTAATACTGCAGATGGAATTACTGCCTCATCTGTTACTGATGCAACTTTTGCAATTACTCCTGCAGTTCGATCTGCGGGTATACGTACAAATGAAATATCAAAGAATGTTAAACGATCATCATTCATTGCCATTACTCTTCGGCCATCAGGAAGAATGCGCCTCATTTCATAACGAAGATGGTCACAATATTCTCCTGTATTTTTTGCCCGGTTACTGCATATCGAACACTTATCTGAAGGTGTGCGTGTACCCATAGATACGGCTGGGTATTCTCCCAGTTTCATTCTCTCTATAATATCTTCAGCTTTTTTATTATCCAGTTCCACTACCAATTCCACACGATGCATGTCTGGGTTATGAGAAGCATAAATAACTTTCCCAGTGCTTTCTTCAGGATTTTTATTTCGATGGTGGCGATAGGCATACGCATGTTTCTCAAATGTTTTATGGAAACGCACAAGCTGATCATCTGGGAAATAATCCCCATTAAGATTTGGACCGTAGTAATCCCCGGATGTCATGGCGTTTACCAGTATATATGAATGATCCGCTTTCTTTTCAAGCGTGCCAATGAAATCCTCAACATCTTTTTTATATCCGGCAGTTTTTTCCAACGCCTCTTCGTTAAGAATTCTCATAAGAGGTTTACCATGATTATCTATAGAAGAAAAATGTGTGAATTTTATCATACTATTTGTCCGACTGCTTGTATGCTTTATTTGCTTGTGGTTTAAACGGTAAGAACACCGCACCTAAAGGCGTAGCATATTCTTGTTCTGGAAGACTTTGTTTTATATTCTTTTGTATATCGGTTACGCGCTGCACCATTTCAGGTAAGGGTCCTTGGGATACATGATGCATATTTAATGCTTGTTTTATATATGTTCCTGCCGCTAAAGGATCCTGCGCCATGGTCGGAGAGAAATGCCAAAGCGAATCAAAATATAAGGCTGCGCGTTCTTCAGTTTCTTTATTTTCCTTTAGTTCCGGATGAATGTCTAGCATGGCTTCAAATCTTGGTGCCTTTATAGAATCCAGTTTATAAGCAGTCCAGTGTTTTTCTAATTGTCGAATACCCTCAAAAATTAATCCGCCCAAGGACATGCCTGCAGCAGTCCCCAAACTTCCAGCAATTATAGTGGGAACTTGGTCCCTAAACGCAGTACGTATAGCGCCTACCAATTTCTCACCTGCGGCCGTTTTTTCTAGCTCCGCTTTAAATGCCGCCATCTTTATAATCGTTGCATTTGAAATCTTGCCTTGCCTGTGTTGTGCAATAAATTCAGCTACCTTAACCATATTAAGTTCTAAACCTTCCTGCCCCCGGAGGCATTGGCAATGCTGTTTGTTGTCTTCGAACATTTTGCATATGCGCTTGAAATCCCATACCACCGATTACACCAGCGCCACCAGCAAGTAAAGTCTTTTTAACCCCAGACATTGCTTTTGATGATGCTGCCACTGCTGTAGCACTTGCTGCCGCTTTAGGGTTTGTAAACACATGTACATTTTGGCCTCCCAATGCTTTACCTACAGTTTTAAAATACGCTTTAACCTGAGGCATTCCTGCAGCTAATTTTTCCATTTCCTTGTGCGCTTCAGCTAATTTTTCACGCAGGGTAATAAATTCTTGTGTATCTTTAACAATAAGTTCAGCTTGTTTAATCATAGGATTACTCATATTAACGGATCCCACATATTCTTGCGAAGTGTTTAATTGTATTGGGTAAATTTCAGTTGCTAATTTCTCTTGGCATTCGTCCATGACTTTTTTTACTACGGGAGAATCAAAGGTTAGATTCATTGCACGTTGTAAATCTCCAAAGGAGGTACCACCTAAATATGCTTGCTTCACTACTCCATATAAACCATCAGCATGTCCTTGAAATCGAACATCTATTTCATATAATGAATTTGTTAAACGCTCATCAAGTGCAGCCAGCCTATATGCTTGTTTAACTGTTTCAGTTTCATCGGGGTGAATTTCCTCTATAGAAGCCAACTTTTCAAAGTTTGAATCGGCAATTTCTATAGGAGGTTCTTCCTCATAATCTTCGATTGAATACTCCGCAGATTTTTCAGTACCAAAAACTACCCCTGCAACTTTTTCGGCTGAAGCATTATCAAATTGTATATACTTATCTTGGGTCTGGTTCATCATTTGGACATACACTTCCGTATTGGCGCCCTCAACTACACGTGCAATCTGGTCTCGATTAAGGCCGTGTTCAGATGCTATCTTTGTAATCGTCTCATTGAGTGGCTTTGACTCTTTGAGATATCCATGGGCTGCTTCATTTACATAATTATCAAGTTCTGATGTGGTGAACATGGTTATACTCCGTTTTATATATTATATATAAATTTAGATATATAGTCAATACTACTCAACTGCTGATGTTCTTGTATATAATTCTCCAATTAAGTCTCCATATAGAATAGAATGGAAGGAGTCATCAGCATTAGTATTAATATATTTATACTTACTTTTTTCCTCGTCATAATCAACCATTATATTAAGAATATCACGGGCAAAAGGTGCAAAATCTTCCCATTGAGGGAATATGATTTGTTTGTTTTTTATCTTCTGAAATAGCCAGGTCATGGATCTATTACGACTTAATGTGTAGGCATTAATTTTTTGGTTCCAAGACATCATTTGTTTTTGATTGCCCTGGTGTAATAAAGCTACAAGTCTTGTTGGATTGGCTATACGTCTTCTAACTTCACTATTCACAGCCTCTCCAAACCCCGCATCAGCTCCTATAAGTACCGCGTGCCATTTAACGAACTGTCTCGGTATGTCACGATGTATAAACGCATAATCGGATTGTTTTCCATCATAACGTTTCATATAAAGAATTTCAGTTTGCGTACCCTTACGTTGGAGAACTGA